CCCCTCACCCTCCTCCCTAAGTAAACCACAAGTCCCCCCACCTTATCAAATAAAATCCGCCGAAAAAAATAAAATAAACATAAAAGTAAGATTAATTAATTATTTTATTAAAAAAAAAAAAAAAATAAAACAAGAAAGACCATGTTTCGGCCGGAGAGGTGCCCTAAACTGCCCTATGCCTTGGGATATACAGAGAGAGGGGAGAGACTAGGGTATCTCTCTATCCCCTCCCATCAAGGCGATAATTTGTAGGATTAATGAAACTGGAAGGAATTGCAGGTTGTTTTTCAGCCATACACAGAACAACCAAACTGTGGGCTAATTTACCCTCGATAGATTGCCAATTCTATCGAATGGAGCATATCCTACCTAGACATACGTTGCAACGTCGCTAGTTACTTTTTGCTCGTATGTAACAAGGGTCAGGATAAAACAATATGTATGAATAGCCTGACCCCTGTCACCGCACTAAGCCTAAACTCTATTTATACTCGCTTAGTCGAGTCCTATGTTAAGTAGGGAAGATTAAGTGTCCTACGTGGATTCTGTCCACATTATGACCGTTTGCTTAATCTTCCTTGTATTGCTTGTATGACTGTTATCCGAGCGATTCAACAGACACACCGAACAAAGCAGAAGCCATTTGCTTAGCTTCATCTTCACTCTTACCTGTAGCAACAAGAGTCTTAACAGTATTCTTAGCTGCAACAAGAATACCTTCAGGCGTGCTATCAACCTTAGGCGCCTTAATTCCAACCTTATCGAACGCCTTAAGCATAGCTGACTGTCTAGCAGAAGCCTTACGCTTGTTATTCACTACAAGTAGAATATCACTCGCGGAAAGCTGTTCCTCTACAGGAATTTCACTAACTGCCTGTAGAATATTAACATCATACGTATACTCTACAGGATTGGGAAGTTCATTTCCGTAAGCAGACTCCGCGGTTGCCTTGAACGTCTTAGTTTCCATTCTGTCACTCCTGATAGGTTGGGGATGATTCCCCGATGAGAGAAGTATACCACGAACGCCGAAGATTGTCAAGCCTAATCGACTGGCCTAAGTCTCATTTCCTTCGATGTTGGATTCAGAACCGAGTTAAGCATTCGGTCTTGATAGATTACTATTGCATATTTAAGAGGATATGCAGTAGTAGTGATACGATGCCAGCGTCTACCATTTAGACGGTCGCGCTCGTATAGGGCGTAATGGCGCGGATGTTTATTTTTCATGCTTATTCCAACAATACGCACAACATTTTGCATCTCTGTTAGCTTTCATACCAATGTATTTCCCCTTACAATATTGACATCGGAAAACTTGACAACAGGGTTCTTCGTTTTCTTCCAATGGACGGCCGCAATAACATTCTCGCATTATCTTACGCCCCTAACTAACTTCATCGTGTAGATACGCGCTAACTCTTCATAACCTGAGTTAATCAGATTAATCAGAATAGCGAGTGTATCATTCTGTCTTATTGGTAGTTTCATCTTATACTCACTATCTGATTAATGAAACTATCAGTATGTGACAGGGGTTTTATACTTTTACCATACTTGTAACACGCGCTCTCTTATCCCTGACATTGAGTGCATAGCATTCGCGTTAGGTATGTAGTATTGATTCGTGTGTCTAGCTAGTTAAGCCAAACATCCAAGGATACACGATACGATAAGCATATTTTTCTTGCCTGCTAACCCTGTATCTAGGGCCATTCCTGACTAGGGAATGTAAGGGGCAAATGTGGACCGTATATGCATGGAGTCTATACACTCCCTGACACCCAATAGGATGCAGTTCACCGAGGCTTATGCATATATACCACAGCCAACAATAAACGATACTACAGATTACGCTATATGGTCCTTTCTCGTATGTCGTCTGCTTGCGTGCAGACCGGACAACTACATCTATAGCATCGATGATGCCATTCCATATTATTCCATAAGTCCTTTAGAATCAATGACTTACATAATAGTAATACCATCTAATCGGCCAATGGATTGGCCTACATGATTGTAATAGCGCGCTAAGTCCTTATGTATCATATACTTACGACCGGCCAATAAATTAGCTGGTAAAAACAACAAATTGGCCTGTAATAATTCCATAACTATTTCGTCATCAAAAAGAAATCAATAACCATACCAATGTGCCATAATAGACCATGCCAGCGTGCGGCACAACTCATGCCATACAATACTGTAATAATGTATGTAAGTATTACATGAATCTTACAATTTTGTATGGCATGACCTTTGAACTTACATATATGTCATCCAATGGGGGGTATATAATAATTACAGGGTCCCATCTTGGCATGAAAATTGCGGCTATTGAACACCAACAACTGTTAATGATTTTAAAATAGGGTCCCATAAAAAGGGACCCATATATATTATTTATACATATATAAAAGTGTCCTCTCTGGATGACACTCCGGCGACCACTACAGGAGGGGTCTAGAGGGGCTAGGACGGGACTTGTGATACTAGATGTAGTGTTTTGACTGTCTGGTCCAGATGTTGCTTCCTGAGTCGATTCTGTCGATTCTAGAGGTATTGACAATGAGGGAATTAATAGTTATCCTGATACCGGCGGCGGGATGTATGAAGAATCTAAATCTATAGGTATATATGACCTGGACTGGTTCGCCTTTCATATGTTCATGTTGTGGAAATTCGATTTATGGTGAGCCTAATACCTTACAGAATACAAGTAAGTGTTGTAATAAACGAATAGTTAAACGCCCTTCAGTTAGAGAATTGAAACAAATGGAGAAGGCGCGCAAAGATCTTAAGTTATTTGATAAGGGTTTGAATATTAAAAATTCTGAATTTTCTAGGATTGAATAATATGCCTGTTGGATTAGTATCGGATGAGGAATTCGATACGGAATATGGACAAATTGTAGATATTGAACGGCCCGGTAGACGACCGGGCGATAATAATGTTCCATCTGCATTACGTGAAGTTATTGCTGAAGAGGCATTAATTAATGGTAATGGGAAAGCGAATAAATTAGCTGAGATGTTTGGGGTAAGTAAATCATCTGTATCAGCTTATAAGAATGGCGCGACTTCTACTGATAGTTATAATTTGCCGAATGATAAATTAAATAATAAAGTAAATGAAGTAAAGAGCAAAATCCGCGGTAAGGCGCAATCAAAATTAATAATGGCTTTAAATGAAGTTACTAAGGATAAATTACAAGCATCTAAATTACGCGATATCGTAGCAACTGCTCAAGCGATGAGTGCTGTGGTTAAGAATTTAGATGATCCTTCAGATAATGAAGGAAGGATTAATCCAAATAACTTTATTATCTTTGCTCCTTATATTAAGACGGAAGCTGAATTTAGGACTGTCGTAATTAATGAGGCTGGTTAAGGAATTATTATATGCCCGCACAAGCAGTTAGACCTGGTGTATTAGAAACATTACAATTAGCACAGACAGCATTAGGTAATGGTCAGGCTTATGCTTGTGCACCTAATATTATCGAACATATTTTTTATGTGGTAGGTAATGGCGCGGTTGGAGCAGGGGCTATTACTTTTGAAACTGCTCATGATCCTGAATATACAGGAACATGGACTGTTCTTCCTACATTTACAGCCCCAGCTACAGGTCAAGTTAATCCTTTAACCGTAGCAGCTAATGCTGTATTGATGTATAAACATCAAGGTGTATTAGCCGCGGTTAGAGCGCGCATTTCAACTACTATTACAGTAGGGACAGTAACTGTTTATTATAAGGGAAATGTTTCCTAATGATTGAAAGGATTGAATTACCTTTTGCGTCATATGGAGAGAATCTTCCTAATGGGAGATTTGTAGCTTCATATGCATCAGGATTAGTTCAATCATCTGAAGGATCATTTAGCGCGCCAGTTGATTTAATATATACTAGAATTAATCCAATTAGTGGATTTGTTGGTGTAGGTCATTCAGGTGAATTTAGGGATGAAGCATTAGAATGTATTAATGGTATATTCCAAACGCGCGGTCAGGCATGTGGTAATAGTCCTGTAGCATATTGGCCTGATGGAACATTAGTAGTATGTGCCTGTGCCCCTCCTTATGGTAGTCAAGGAATAAGATGGATTGATACATCTATTCATCCTGGTGATGATACGATGTCTAATCCTTTAGAAGGAATATATCAATATACTACTTTTGCGGGAATAAAAGTAGGACAAGGTGGAGATGGTATACATGGTGAAGATCCATGTATTATAATTTTTGAAGGAATCCGTTATTTATTAGAGAGCGGAACATGTCGAGTAATTAGATTCAATTATGATGCAATAGAAGGAAAATTAGCAATATCATTTTGGAAGATGAATGCTAATAGTAATGTCCGAATAAGAATGGACATAAGTGATATTCTGACATTAATTAAATTCCCTCTTAATCCAGATGAGCCGATTGTAAGAATTAATAAACCCTGTTGGTTAGGATGGTATGAATTTAATCAACCTCCTCCAATATTACCACCAGGTAATGCGTTAGTTAAGATTAGATATGATATCTCTGGTGCAACTATAAAGTATGATGGAATTCAATTCGCTGAATATATTGATGGACCGACGGTAGAGAATATTGAATCAAGGGCTCAAAGTAGTCCTTGGCCTTGTATAGTTTATTGGGATGGTAGAAATTGGCCTAGATATCCTATATTGAAGTCAAATGATTGGTTAGGTTTACAGGCTTATTGTCAAGTAGGAGAACCGATCGCGCTATTTGAACAGAATATGCGGGCACAAATTAATGCTGCGCAAATTCATCATCCTAAGATTGGATTGATTTGTCAGTGTTATACATCAAATAGTTCTCTTACATCTAATATTAAGGGATTAGTTCCAGTATTCGCGCGATTAGCAAGAGATTATAATTCTCTTAACTTCTTATTAGTATTTAGCGACCAGAATAGGGCTACTGGATTAAATGATCATCCTGAACTTAGACCATTATGGGAGCAAGTAATGAATGGAATTACAGGCGAGCCAGATGATGAGTTTGTTTCTGAACCTCTAGATACTAGAATATTGGACACTCTAAAATCATTTAGACCAAACTATCCTACTCCTATGGGAGCAAATAGTGGAAAGTTATTAAATGATGGCGCGTTAGTTCATAAAGATGAAGGTTATGGATTAGAACGTAAAGATGGTGGAAATGTAGTATTTGTTCCTGGTATTATTGATAATTCAGGAAACCCAATTCCACTAGCATCTGATATTATTAGGACTAGAACCACTGGTGGATGGGATGTATTTGAAGATGCTGAAGGGGCATGTAAAGTTAAAGATTCTGTAATGTCTGGTCCTGTTGATCCTAATAAATTTATTGCCCCCGTAGGCGGCGGGTCATTACCAGATTTTAGAGTTGAATTAATTTCATACGATACAGATGTTCATCGTAGTGATCCTAAAGGAATGTTAATTCGTTTTGATGTCACTTGCCCAAATCCTGTAATTGAAGTAGAATTAGATTTAGTTGGAGATGGGGAACCTAGTATTATTATTTCATTTAAAGATGAACCAAGGAGAGATGGTAGATACTGTCGCGCTTTAGCATTTAAACCTACTGTTAATGGTTCATGGACTCTTCAAGTAAGCGCGAAAGATAATCAGGGTAATACAGCGGAAGTAATGGGTTTAGTCCCAGTTAATGTTTCTCCTTAGGAGTAAATAATTATGGTTGGACAAGTTACACTTACTGCAAAGACAGGCGCGGGTGTTCAGGTTACTGCACAGGTTATTACTGGAGTATCTGGATTAGTATTTAATTTAGTTAATGGAACTTTAGGTATTAGTAGGAATGAAAACGAACCTGGGACATTTGAACAGTTTTATGACTTAACAGGGGTTGCAACAGTAACATGTTCAATTTCAGGAACTACTTATACTTGGGTTGTATCTTAGTAATAGTCTTATCATCAGGATGTTCAGCTCGATATAAATTAATTCGAGTAGAGCGCGTAGGTCCTGTTGAAACTGAAATATGGAAAGATACAAATAATAATACATGTGAACGAAGAGTATATTTAGATTCATATTATTATCATGGGGTAGTTAAGTGTGAGTCTCAACCCAAATGAATGGCGACCCACAAGGAAGCAAGCAACATTTTTAGCATTACCTACTTGGATTAAAGAAGCTACATTAGGAGGAGGGGCTGGTTCAGGTAAAACTGACGTCCTTTTATTATATGCTATTGTTAGGAAATGGCACCTCAATTCCAGATTCAAACAAGTCTTTTTGCGTAGAACGTCCCCAGAACTTAAACGCGAGGTTATGCCACGTAGTAGAGACATATATCGTAAGTTCGGGGCGACTTTTAACCAGACGGATATGGTTTGGACATTCCCCAGAGAAGATCAATTTGGAACAGGAACATCAACTAAAACCGGGGGACGTAATGAAGGAGCAATGATATTTCTTGGTCATTGCGAAAATGAAGATGATGTTCATATATATGATTCAATGGAAATTAATCTCTTCACTCCTGAAGAGTTAACTACATTAACTGAATATATATACCTTTATATCGGCTTTGAAAGAACGCGCTCTCCTTTAGGTAGTGGATTACCTGCTATAATTAGAAGTGCAGCAGTAAGTGGGGGAATTGGACATAGTTGGGTTAGACAAAGATTTGTTAAACCTTATGAAGAATTAGGTCATCCATTAAATCCGGACGATAATATTATTATTGAAGGTCGTGGCGGAAATAAAAGATTTTATATCCATGCTACTGCAATAGATAATGAATATTTAGACCCTGATTATGTTAAATCTCTACAAGCTCTACCTGAAGCTGAAAAGCGCGCCAAATTATATGGTGATTGGGACGCTTATTTAGGTCAGGTATTTGAGGAATTTAGAGATAGGAAATATCCAGATGAGCCAGATGAAGCTCTTCATGTTATTGAGCCTTTTGAAATACCTAGTTGGTGGCCTAGGATTTTTGTTATTGATTGGGGATACTCGGCCCTTACGTATGTGGGATTTGCCGCTATTAGTCCTTACCGTAGAGTTTATATCTATCGTGAACTTTATTGGAGAAAGACTAAAATCGAAGAATGGGGAGCCTACGTTAAACCCTATATTCAAAAAGAACAACCTAAACTCATTAGGGTATGTAAGTCAGCCGGACAAAATAGAGGAGAGGATCATACAATCCAGCAACAGATTGAGACTGCATTAGAGTCTCCTGTTGAACTTACTGCTAATAGTCCTGGGTCTAGACTTGCTACTAAAGCATTATTACATGAATATCTTAGATGGAAGAGTAAGCATGTTCCTGTAGCTGATGAAATAGCTAGAATATATTCGGAAGAAAGAGCCTTATGGATTTTACGAAATAGAGGAATTATTGAATACAAAGCGTATTTAAATTCTTTTAATTCTGTTGAACCAGAAAGATTGCCAAAGTTACAGATATTTAATACTTGTAATGTTTTAACAGAAGCCATTAAAGCTGCTTCATACGATAAGAAGAAATCTACTGGTAAGGCAGCAGAAGATGTAGCAGAATATGATGGCGATGATCCTTATGATGTTGTTAGGTATACCGTTGATGCAGCCGATAGGTTTATGGAAGATGCCAAGGAAGAAATGGCTAAGGCTGAAAAACAGGAACAATTATTAGCATCATTACAAAAGACTCAGGATTTTACATCATTTTATATGAATATGCGTCGTATTGAATCTAATCCTACAAGCAAATCAATAAGCAGGTATCATAATCGTAGGAGGCAATAATGCCCTCAGCAGAAGTTCAATTGATTCAAAATAGTTTTTCTGTTCGATGTGATTTAATTATTTTCGCAGGTAAGGACGAAACATCTGAACAATTAGCTAATAGGAAGAATGATTTCATTAAGAACTTAAATCGTTATATTAGCAAAATGGGTGTAATTAAGGAGGTTCAAGATGTTCAAGTGGTTACATCACCTACTTAATCCTCATTGTTCTCATTGTATGGAATTGGAACGAGAGAAATCAGTTTGTTATTCTTGTGAAACTCTTCGAACTCAGTTAACAGAGGCTAATTACGAGAAGAAACAATTACTGATGAGAGTATTGAATCAGGGAAATGTAGTTAATGTAATTCCTTCTATAGAAGAAGATGAACCATTAAAACAAATTCCTGCAAAACATTTACCCTGGCCTGCAATGAGAGCGCGCTTAGAAGAACAAGATAGATTGAAGGCATTAGAATTAGATAAGGAAAAGAAGATTCGTGCTGAATTAGATAAAGAAAATGAACGATTAGAAAAGGAAGTTTTAGGAGAAGTTAATCATGCCTGATAGTATCGGACCTTCAATGGGATTTATGGATAAATTATCCCAACGTCTTAGAGGGCAGAGAAGTTCAATGAGTATGCCAGGTAAAGATGTAGAACTTCCTGATGAAAGACCAAAGAAAAAGAAGAAGTTTGGATTTGTTGAATCAGGTAGTAAAGCTGATCAAATGATATCTGGATTTAATAAGTTAAGAGAATTATCGAAACCGAGGTAATTATGCCAGCTAAGTCTGCTAAACAATATCGATTCATGCAGATGATGGCTCATAATCCTTCTGCTAAAACAACTAAAGGTATAGGACCATCTCCTGAAGTGGCAAAAGAATTTATACATAAGACGAGTCCTGCTAAGCGTAAGTTATTTGCGAAAAAATAATGGCTAAAATTGAACTTACGGAAGATTTAAAGCAGCAGTTAGGCACTATCACTGATACTATAGATAGAGAGGATAGTGTAACTCGCGAGCGACAAATCCGTAAATATCGATATTTTAAATTACTTTGGGAAGGATTCAGTCAGACATGGTGGTCAACTACTGCGCATGATTGGAGAGTATTTGATACTAATTCTATATTAGGTGATAATCAAGGTAGCTACTATGACAAGCCTATTAATGTCTTTAGAGCTTACCTTGAGTCTATTATTGCTGCTTTATCTATTACTGTTCCTCCTGTTACCTGTTATCCTGATGATGCTACTAATACACTCGATTTGGAAACGGCAAAAGCAGGGGACAAAATAGGGCAGTTAATTTATAGACATAATAATGTATCTTTAGTTTGGTTACATGCATTATACATTTATTGCACGGAAGGTCCTGTATTTGCCTACGCGTATCCCAAAGAAGATGAATCATATGGGACTTACGTGGAGAAAGAATATAAGGATGAAGAACAACAGAAGTATGTATGTCCGCATTGTCAGATGCAATTAGATGATGCAGTTATGCAGGGCGCGCCCCCGGAATTAGTTGATGAAATGTCATCTGCTAATGAAGGATTTACAAATGAATTAAAAGATCAGTTTCAACCTGATGAAGTAGATGCTGAATTACAGAATTTAATTCAGAATGAATCGATGTTGGTCTGTCCTGAATGTGCTAAGGAATTAGACCCATCAATGGAAAAGTCTACTTTTATTGTCAGGAAATTAGTAGGTGAGACTACTAAACCTAAGACAAGACAGTGCATTGAAGTTTATGGTGGTCTATATGTTAAGATCCCTAATTTTGCAATGTTGCAGAAAGATTGTCCTTATCTTAGATTTAGTTATGAAACTCATTATGCATGTGCAATTGATAGATATCCATCTCTTAGAAAAGATGGTAAGTTAGGTCCTAATTGGGGTGGAAGAGGTCCTGATGATCCATATGAACAGTGGGGACGTTTAAATACCCAATATAGAGGACAATATCCTGATTCTACTGTTACAGTCAATAATTACTGGATTCGTCCAGAAATGACGAATGTTTTAACAGATGAAAATTGGATAAAGAAATTAAAGAAAGATTACCCCAATGGTATCAAGGTAGTTAAAATTAATGATACCATTGTCGCGGCAGAGAATGAATCATTAGATGATTGTTGGACTATCACTCAAAATCCTTTATCAGATTATCTTATTCATGATCCACTTGGAGAAAGTCTTGTCAATGTTCAAGACATTACTAATACTCTCATTAGTCTTGTATTACAGACAATTGAACATGGGATTCCTCAAACTTTCGTATCGCCCGCAGTTTTAAATATTGATCAATATGGACAGACTGAAGCTACACCGGGGGCAATAACGGCTACTAAGGCTAATTTTAATAAGCCATTAAGTGAGGGATTTCAGACTATTCAAACGGCTACATTAAGTCAGGAAGTAATGCCGTTTGCTAATAAGATTCAGGAATTAGGTCAATTAGTTACGGGCGCGCTCCCATCATTATTTGGTGGGCAATTAGATGGAAGTAAGACTGCATCTGAATACTCTATGTCCAGAGCGCAAGCTCTACAGAGATTACAGAATACATGGAAGATATTTACTATTTGGTGGAAAGAAATATTTGGTAAGGTTATTCCTGCTTACATCGAATGTATTCATGAAGATGAGAAGTTTGTCACTAAAGATAGCCAAGGGGATTTTCTTAATGTTTATGTAAAGAAAGCAGAACTTGCAGGTAAAATTGGTAATGTTGAATTAGAAGCTAATGAAAATCTTCCTATTACGTATAGTCAAATTAAAGATGTTGTAATGAAGATGTTTGAGCTTAATAATCCTGAAATTATGGAAGCTCTAGCGTCTCCTGAAAATTTACCAATTCTTAAGAAAGTATTAGGATTAGATGCGTTTGTAATTCCTGGGGAATCTGATAGACAGAAACAGTATGAAGAGATAAAGGAATTATTAGCATCAGAACCCTTAATGGTTCCACCTGATCCTAATATGTTAGAGGCTGCAGCACATGCAGGACAATTTTCTCCTGAAATGGCACAGCCACAAGAACAACCATCAGTTCCTATTGATCCTGATGTAGATAATCATGAAATTGAAGCATTTATTTGTAGAACTTATTTAGTATCTGACGCAGGTAGATATGAAAAAGTAAAAAATCCAAAAGGATATCGTAACGTATTGTTGCATATGAAAGCTCACCAACAAGTAATTCAACAGCAACAAATGCGGCAAATGCAAATGCAAGCTATGATGGGTGGAAATAATCAACAGGGTCCGCCTAAAGATAAAGAAAAACCAAGCAATAATCCAAAGGAACAGATAAATGCCTGAAGATGATTCGATTGAAGGATTAACAACTGAAGAAATTATCTTTGCAGAAGATCCAACGGATAAAGATGCGCCTCTTGAACTTCCTGTCGAAACAAAGACTGAAGAAGTTAAAAAAGATGATAAGGAAGATAAGGAAGAAAAAGAACCTGAAATAGAAATTAAGGATGACGATGAACTTCAAATCGTTACTCCTGTAAATAGAAAAGAAATTTTAGCTGCTTTTCCTGATTTATATAAAAAGTTTCCTTTTATTGAAACCGCGCTATCGCAACATAAACAGCTAACTGAACTTATTCCTACTATCGATGATGCTAAAGAGGTAATGGAAAAGGCTTCTGCTTATGATAATTTATATGCAGAAGCTATGGATGGTAAGACTGAATCTATTTTAACTGCTGTTAAAGAAGAAGATGTTGAAGCATTCAATCGATTAGTAGATGATTATCTTCCTACTCTAGCGCGCGTTGATGAGAGAGCGTTTCATCATGTTATTGGTAATTTATTTAAGGATACTGTTTCGCGTATGTATTCGGAAGCGCGCGAAACTAAGAATGATGCTCTTGAATCCGCGGCTCATTTATTACATCAATGGGTATTTGCTACAACTAAATGGACTCCACCTTCTTCATTAGCTAAGCCTAGAGAAAAGGTTGATGAAATTCAGCAAAAGGAAAATCAATTTGTTCAGGAAAGATTTCAAGTTACTCTATCTGACTTGAATACTCGTGTGGGTAATGTATTAAAAGCTACGATTGATAATAATATTGATCCTAGCAAAGCAATGACTCCATTTATTCGTAAGCAAGCTGTTAGAGAGGCTTATGAACATTTAGAGAGTTTAATTGCTAATGATAAAGGATATCGCGCGATTAATGATAGACTTTGGCAAAATGCTTTTAAGTCTAACTTTAGTCAGGATTCAATTAATAAAATTCGCTCTAATTATCTCGCAAGGGCTAAATCTCTTCTTCGCCCTGTATTAGCCAAAGCACGAACAGATGCATTAGAAGGTCTTAATATAAAGACCGAAGAATCTGATGGAAAAGATAGACGTGGTAGATTACCAGTAGGGCGTTCCGCAACCCAAAATAAAGATACATCAAGCGGCAAATCAACTGAATCAGCTATGAAACCAGGTGAAAGCACCTATGATTTCTTAACAAGGTAATAAATATGGCAGTTGTTGAATCTAATGTTAATGCATTAGAACTTGAAAAGGTCGTTCCTAAGATTGCAGTCGCGTTTGAACGAGATGATAAATTTTTCTCTAATATTAAAAAGAGAGAAGTTCAGAAAATTTCAGCTCGTCAGATGCGTGTGCCAATTGCATTACGGCCTGGTGGTAAGTTCAAGTATTATAATGCAGACGGTGGTGGGTTAGGTCGTGGTGGTGGCCCAACGTGGGATAAGGCTGTAGTTAGTTGTGTATTCGTTGCAGAGGCAATTGAATACACTAAATTAACTGAATGGGCAACTAATAGTGATGCAAAAGCTATTGAGAACGCGCCCAAGAAGATGATTGCTGATACGTTAGATGAATTACGTAGGCAATTAGATTCTCAGATGATGCAGGATGGTAGGGGCGTATTAGGAACTGTTACTACTGATACGCCTGCTGGTGGTTCTAACGTAATTACTCTTACTACCGATGGATTCGGTGCAAGATTAATGCGTTTCCAGCAGGATGTTCAGGTGTTTGATGCTACGTTAGTTACTAATAGGGGCACAGCTACAATTACTCAATGGGATGTAGAGAACAATACAATTTCTCTTACTCCTCAAATTGCTGGTGTAGTTGCAACGGATCTATTAGTTGCTGATGGTATTGCATCTCCACTATCTTTACCTGCGATTTATGGAGTTCCTTATCATCACAGTAATAGTTCAACTGGAACATGGTTAGGATTCCCGCGCTCTACTACGCCTGAGATTCGTGCATCGAGAGTTAATGGTAATGCTAATGCATTTGCACTTCCATTAGCTAGACTTGCTATCAATAAGATTGGTAATAGGACTGGAATTGATAACAATTTCGTTCCTAATGCATGGATGCATCCAGCGCAGGTTCAGGCATATGAAGAGTTAGGGCAGTTAGTTAGTTGGATTCAGAAGCAGCCAAAGGATGAATCATTAAATCTGTATTTCGGTGGACAGATGCAGATGGCTGGTTCTAATGTTAAGCAATCATTTAACTGGGATAAGCGACGTATTGATTTTGTTACGGATTCTATCTGGGGTCGTGGAGAAATCCTTCCAATTGGATTCTACACTTCAGATGGTCGTAATATTTTCGAGATTCGTGACTCAGTTGGTGGCGTGGCTACTGCTGATATTTTCTATATGACTGTTGGTATGCAGGCATTTGTCAGCAATCCTGCTGCATGTGCATATATTGATAATCTGGCAATTCCTGCTGGATATGTGAGCTAGGAAGGAGGTTAATATGAGTGACTTAAATTGGCAAGAAATTAGTCCAGTTCAAAATGAAGCTGGTAAAGGAGTCAGGACTATTGCCTCCGCAGCTACTATTGCTCCATCTACTGGATTAACTGTAGTTACTGGAACTACACAGTTGGTTACTATTACACCACCTGTTAGTGGATTCCATGTGCTATATCTTCAGTTTACTGGTGCAATGGGAGTATTTAGCACGGCGGGTAATATTCTTGTTGCTGCTGACCCTGGGGTTGATATTCCTGTTGCAATGTATTACAATCCATTAACAGGTAAATATATCCCCGGACCTATTAGTTAAATAGTGGATATAAGGGGGCGCGCATCTTACACGCGCAATAACTCTGGTCTACTTAGACTGTCCTTATGGATGGAGTGAAAAATGCCAGGTAATGAACAGTTTGGGCGCGGTAATGTTTGGGCATCATTAAAGTCTGTATTTAATTTGGATGCCGGATGGTATGTATTTGCTGGAACTCCTATTAGTGGGGCGGCTGGAACATATTTTGGTAAGGCAGGTTTAGGGGCTAAATTACTAGATTCAACAACTGGAGTTTGGTATGTTAATTTAGGAACTCGAACTGTTCCTTCATGGAATCCATTAGGTGGAGCTGTATTAGCAATTGGAGGATTAGGCGCAGTTGGTAATGCTAAGATGACCTATGATTTTACTGTAGATGGTGGTGCAGTATCTTCAATCATACCAGCAAATTCACCAACTCTTCCAGATAATGCTATTATTATTGGTGGCACAGTAGATGTAACTGTTGCTTGTGTAGGTGCAGGTTCTATATCATTAGGAACATCGGCAGGTTCATCTAATGTATCCCTTAAGGCGGCTACCGCGGCTGCTACATATGCAATAGATACTCAACAGCCTATTATTCCTGTATTTACTGCTGCAACGTATCTCAAATTAACTGCCGCAGGCAGATTGAATTTAACTATTACTGTAGGCACAATTACTGCAGGTAGATTTGATGTTAATGTTGCTTATTTGATGGGTAATTAATTATGCCATTCGATTCAATTCAAAAGCCATTTGCAGTTGGTGATGTAGTTAATGTTCCATGTATAGTTACTGCTATAGGGGGAACGGCTAGTCAGCCTAATGTAACCTTATCCACTAAGTATGTTGGATGGGATGGAAATGCAGATACGGTGAGTGTTGATACTAAACAGGTAATTAAAGACGAATAATATTATGGGGTTACTCTAGTATGCTAACTTGTAATTGAGATGGGTAAACAAGGGATAACTGGAGTAACTCCATGACTGATTTTAATGATTTATCTTCAAACAGAGAATTTGGTGGAATTCAAGTAACTACTTTAACAGTTGCTACTACTATTAAACCAGTAAGTGCTTTAGTAAGATTATCTGGTGTAGGAACTATTTTAAATATTATTCCACCCATTGATGGATTTCATGAATTAACTTTTCTTCTTGCAAATGATCTAGTATTATTCGATATTGGGGGTAATATAATATTTCCTTTTGCTGGGCCATTCGCTACAGTGACTAATTCTATTATTAAATTGTATTTTAATCCTTTAAACAAACGCTATTATAGCCAAAATATTTTGTTACCTTAGAATGATTATGGAAACCATGCAAACATCTAATACGATCGCACCAAATAGGAATTTAACTAATTTAATTGGAGCTGGTGAAATTCAATATGTAACTCCGCCTATGAAAGATTTTCATATTTTATATTTTATCAATAAGGATGATTTTATTTATTTTATTCCTGGTGGAAATGTAGTATTACCCGGAGATATTCCATATAGTATAAGTATTAATTTAGTTTATGCTTTAGTATTTAATCCTTATACACAACAGTATAATGTAACTAATAATTTAAATGCATAATCATTATGGAACTTCGTGAAAAGATAGATACAATTAATCGCCAATTAGTAGAACATTTTGGCGCAGATACTGTTACAGGTCAGCCTATGTGGCGTGTCGTATGGGCTAATACTGTAATGGAAAAACGTCTTATGACCCATACACGCTCTGGAATTGAATTATCTACTCCATGCGTAATGGAAGTTCCAAAGTATCAAACTGTTAAAGATAGATATATACTTGAGCGTTTAATAGGTCTGGACCCAATTGCTTCTATAGAATATGCGGGGGAGAAATTATATTATAATCCTATGTGGACTTTTAAGGATATTAATAATAACTATCTTCCCCCATTTTTTGAAGGTTGCAAGTTTATTATTGATGGAGTATTACATAAAGAAGGTAAAGTTAATATTGGAGCTATTTATTTAGATCCAGAATTAGATCCTATGACTAAAATTAATAGGATAAATAGAATTGTTGAAGAGTTATTTGGTGAACATCCTGGCTATACAGAAAAGAATTCAAATACGGTAATCGGTTTTCATAAATCAGCAGATCATCCAAAAGGATAAGCAATGCCCGCACCAAGCATGTTTGATATGCGTAATCGCCCGACAATTCGTGGTCCTGTTAATCCATTAGATAAGGCTACGATTATCTCAATTTATAATAAACAAATTATTGAAACTAAACCTACTTTGCAGCCAGGATTATTTATTCTTGAACCTGGTTCATATGAAAAGCCTTCATTTACTACAGTAGGCCCATCTTCATGGTGGAAAGATGTTGATGAAAAACAACCCCTATTAGAAATTCCAACTGGTGCTTTGAGTATTGCCGAATCAGTTGTTCGAGATTATTGTAATGGGCTTTTTGCTTGTAATATGGGTGATGCAATGCCGGGGATTTTTTATGTTCCTGGGGAAGTAAATTTTATTCAAGCCAAAGCAGATGCTAAAATTTCGGCTCAATTAAAAGAAGCTAAGAAAAGACAGGATAATTGGTTTCTTTTATTAATTAAGTTTGCTGATTCATTTTGGGCGCGCTCTAACGGTAATCCTCTGTCTGTAATGGATGATATGAGACTTGCCGCAATTGAATTAGGTTTAGAAAAAGAATGGGCTAAGGCTCATATTATTCGTGAACTTATTCGTTGCGTATTTTGTGGAGCTATGCGTAATCCTGCGTATCCGAAGTGTGGTCATTGTTTGGAAATTGTTGATAAGAAACTCGCTAAAGAATTAGGGTTAATCAGTTAACTATGACATACACCATGCCAGAAATATTGTTATTGGTTGCTGCAATTGGAGCAGTAATGGTTAATATTATTACTGCGTGGGGTAATAAAGTTAAATTAGCTCAAGTAGCTGAAACAGCAGAAGTTATTAAAGGTCATGTAAATAGTGCAGCTACTAAAGCTATAATGGAAAAAGAATCTTTAATTACGGAGCGCGCCATTTTAAGAGAAACCATTGAAGAAATGAAGAAAACTGCAGCCTTATTAGCACAATCATTAGCAATTAAAAAGGAACTATAATGGAATACTTTATTCGCGGTCTCATCGCAGTAGTAGTATTCGTTCTTTTATTTTTAGCTATACCACTTATTGTTTCATTAGTAGGACTTCCTGTTCCATCAGCAGCTATATCTTTAATTTATATTTGTATTGTAGGTATCCTTCTAGCTTACGTTTATCGCGGTAAAGTGTGGTAAAATGTCTACGACTGATACAACTGCTGCACAAGTAATGACTGCATCTGCAGCTCTATTAAATGATGCTGCGCAATCTGAATATACTAATGCTGTATGTTTGCCTTATTTAAAAATTGCTTGCGATGAATTACAAGAGCAGTGTCAGTTATTCAATATTCCTTCTACTAATGAGACTTCTGCTGTTATTAGTGTTAATTCTGGTATTAATAGAATTACTAGCGTGGATGATCCTACCGCTGGTATACCACACTATCCATATGATTTGGTAGAAATTCAACAATTATGGGAACGATTGTTTAATACAAATGATCAATTTATTCCTATGACTAAGTTTGAATTTATTCCTCATACGTGGGAAATTAATCCACCTATTGAACAGTTATTAGCTTGGGCATGGATTAATCAAGAGATTCGATTTAGCACTAATGGATCTAATCAAAATAATGAAGTTAAAATTGATTATATTAAAACTTTATTCCCACAGCCTATTACGGCTAATACTGTTCTTGGAATTATTAACTCAAAGACTTTCTTGTCATATAGAACAGCTGCCTTACTTGCGTCTTTTTCGGGTGAAAACCCCTCAAGGGCAGAAGAATTAAATCTTAATGCTGCTCTAGCGATGGATAGATTACTTGGAGTTGGAGTTAAAGGTAAACAGTCTATTACTACTAGAAGGCGTCCTTTTATGGCATCGTATAAATCTCGTAATAGAGGTTGGTGATGGCATTACGAGATCATGAACCAATTGAGATAAGTGAATTTAATGGACTCTGGAGACGTGGAGATCCAGATGATACACCTTTAGATCATTTCAGTGCTTGTGAAAATATACAATTTGAATCTGGAAGTGGATTTTTAACGCGCGCGGGTATTAATATTTTCCAACACTTAAATGTTCCTCTTACTGGTATATTAAGAATTTATAATTTCCCAACACCGGCTGCGAATACATTATTAGTATTAACAGTCGGTGGTAACATTTATCACGTTATTGATGATGTAACTGTATTTGGTCCAATACTAACTATTGCGACCATGACAGATTTTGGGTTCGCGCCATTTGCAGGACGCGCTTATATTACTCCATTCTTTACAGATAGTAACGGGATAGAGCGCGGAATAGATAATGAATTCATGTATGTATATCTTGGGGATGGATTATCTGTTGCCCGTAAAGCATCCGTTACTCCTCCAATTACAACTACACTTACTGCTGCACTCGGAACAGGTGCATCAGATGCAGGACTCCATATTTTTGGGGTCGTATATGAAACAGATACTGGCGCATTATCAGCTCCAGCAGATTTTACTACATTAATTCAAGCACTAGGTAATGGTGTTTCATTCACTGGTATTCCTGTATCTCCAGATTTATTTGTTACAAAAAGACATATTGTAGCTACAAAGGCTATTCCAAATTATAATGGTGATGAAGATGGTTATCAATTCTTCTTCTTACCAGGTGGAACTATTAATAATAATGTGGCTACTACTCTCAGTAATGTCAGTTACTTTGATAGCCAATTATTAGAAGATGCAAGTCATTTACTTGATAATTTTAGTGAAATTCCTGCGGGTGTTAATATTACTTTTTATCATAATAGATTAGTATTAAATACTACGTTTGATGATATATCTATTGCATATGTTTCAGCCCCAGGGGAACCGGAATCTATTAATCAAGTAGATGGAATTTTAATCGCCCCACTTGATGGAAATCCTTTAACTATATTTCAGGAGTTAAGAGATGTCCTATATGGATTTAAAAGAAATCGAACCCATTCTTGGGTGGATAATGGTGATGAACCTTCTACTTGGCCTCTTACTACTATAGATTATGGATTAGGATGTCCCGTTCATGGAATTGCGACTGTTTTGGATAGTGGGGCAAGTAGTATTGATTACTTACTTACCGCCGCATATCAAGGAATGCAAATTTTCAACGGTAGATACGCCAATCCAGAATTAAGTTGGAAGATTAAAGATTTTTGGACAGATATTGACAAAGATGAATTCAGACGAATTCAAATATTAAATGATCCAGTTAGAAAAATATTATATATAGTATTACCCGATAGGTTAATGTTAACAGGCGATTATAATATTGGACTTGATCCAAAAGCTATTAGATGGGCACCATATAGAGCAGATATTCAATTCAATACAATTGCTTTGATTAATATTAACACACTAATTATTGGGGCTGAAAAGAGGCTATTATCATGATAGTTATTCCGTCTGTAGGAATGGTTGCGGCATTAAGAAGTATTCTTAATAAAACAAGTGGATTGCAAGAACCATTTACTCTCCGTTTATATAGTAATAATCGCACTCCTACTAATAATGATGTAGTTGGTGATTATACTGAAGTATCTGGTGGTGGATATGCGGCTATTCCATTAGATACGGAAGATATGACAGTTACGGCTGGCGCGCCATCTGTTGCATTATATGATGATTTCCTTACATATACGTTCACTGGCGCGACTGATTCGCCTGGAACTGTATATGGTTATTATATTACTGACACTAATAGTGTATTATTTATTGCAGAACGATTTCCTGATCCTGTTCCATTTACACCTAATACTGGTTCTATTATTCGTGTTAAGCCACGTATTACCGGAACTTATGAAGTGTAATTATGGCTCAATCATCTACAGTAAATGCATTACCAAACCCACCTACCCCTAATCCGGATATAGCTGAAGGTTCATTTAGTCCTGTAGCTGAAGCAGATATAATTGCTGCATTATCTAATAGTGGAGGTTCTTTTCCTGCATTAACTGTTGATCTTGATTTTACTTCGACAGGATCTGTTTTTCTTATTAATACTGGATTGGAAGCATTAAGCGATCCTGGTGTTAATAGTGATCATGTATTACATATTACTATAAATACTCTTAGAGATTTTGGTGTTGTTCCTAGAGATGCTGTACTTACTGTTGATTTATGTGCACCAGCAAATCCAGCAAATACTATAGTTCACTGGGATACTACATTAATTGCAGCAAATAGTTGGTCTGGTTCATTATATACTGGTCCAGATATTACTTCCCCTCTTGTTATAGATTTACCTTTACTTGATGCTGAAGTAGATGCATTTAGAGCAGCGAGTGGATATACTGATTTTGGTGTATTTATACAAATATTTGCATTAGGTATTGGAGATATAACCCAAACGGAATTTGATTTTATTGAATTTACTTGCCCTGCTTCCGGTGGAGGCGCGCCTTTAGTTATTACAGGTTCTGGTGGATTTATATTTGGTGGACAAGGATTAGGATTAGACTATTTTGTTCCTGATGGTGGATTTATATTTGGTGGGGAGGCATTACTTCAATTAAATCCATTTGAATATACTGCTGAAGGAGGATTCATATTTGGTGGTTCAGCAGGTATAGGTGGGAATCAGATAACTGGAACAGGTGGATTTATATTTGGTGGTGGGGGTAGAGATTTTATGATTCTATCTCCTGATATTGGTGGTATATATTTTCTTGATTTTCTTGCAACTCATGATACGTTCTATTTAAGAGATGGATTTCAAGGAACAGAGGATGTAAAGATTCCAGACCCATTTATTCAAACTGCATATTTAGGAGATTAATATGGGCCAGGATAATATAATTCATTTTAATGCATTAAGAGGTCGAATTAAAGGAACTGGTATTCTTAGAACAAGATTATTTGATTTAGATGAAACTCAATCTGTTAATTTTCCTCTAATTAATATGGAAGAAATAACAGGTAAATTTGTATTTAAATTAATTAATTTTAAAAGTCAGAGAGCCTGTTTAGAATTAAAAACTACTAGTATTGATGAAATAATGCGTATTAATAAGTTAGTTGTATTTGCTAAACCTATTTTTACTGAATATCCAGGTTAATCATGCCTTTAGGTAAAGATTTTGATTTAAATAGGTTACACGCTAATCTATTAACCTCTGGATTACAGAGTAAGGACGCGCCTTTATATCAAGTAATTGATCAATTAATTCGTGCATTAAAAGCTTTTGAACAAAATACTATCGGCGCTATTAATGAAATTAATAATAATATTACAAATAATATAAGTAATAAAGTTACTATAGGAGGTCCAGCAGGTCCATTTGTAATTGATGGATTAGATGGTGCTGATGGTATAGATGGAATGCCCGGTGTAGCTGGGGCTCAAGGAACTCCAGGTATAACTACATTAGTAATTCAACAAATTCCTGGAACAGATGGATTAGATGGTGAGATAGGTGAGCAAGGTATTCCGGGACTTATAGGTCCTACAGGATCATCTGGGGCTACAGGTTCTACAGGATTTCCTGGTTCTCCCGGATTAGATGGATTAGATGGAGAAATTGGAGAACAAGGAATACAGGGTATACAGGGTAATACTGGAAATACAGGCTCTACTGGTATACAAGGATTATCAGGTCCTCCGGGATTAGATGGTATAGATGGGGATGAAGGATTAATAGGACCTCCGGGGCCAGTTGGAAGTCGTGGACCTACGGGATTAAATGGATTAAATGGTCCTATGGGACCACCCGGATTAGATGCTGAGGAATCTGAATATCCATATATTATTCCCGGCCCTGTAGGAGCTACAGGTGCATCAGGTGGTGGTGGTGGTTCTGCTACTAGAGTAGTTATAACTGCTGCATTTCCTGCAAAAAGAAATCAAAGAGTTAATGTAATTGATGGAACTGTGAGTGGAACATCTAATGTATTAATATGGGTTTCTGGTATATTAGATGGATTACCTGATGCGGGGGATTTAGTTGATCTTTATGCATGGCGCGCGATAGCTAATGCCGGGTCATTTGATTTAGATATGGATTTCCTTACACCTTGGGCCGGTTCACTTTCCATTGATTATATGGTGATGGCATGAGTGCTATTCTTTATGACGCGCGAGGAAACGAAATAATCTCGTCATATCCTGATCAAGTTAATAACGGGGTAATGACAGATCCTAGGACCCTTACATCTGTATTATCAGCACTAAATGCTGAAGTAATAATGGATTTAGCGGGATCAGCAGTTGCATCATTTGATTTAAGATCTGCAGCCGGCGCACTTACAGTAGTATTTGAAGGAACTATTGATGGAACTAACTATATTCAAATACCAGCTTTTGCACTTGCTCAATTATTAGCAGCAACATTTTCATCTGCGATATTTGTTCCATCAGTAGTTCTTGTAACTACAGCTAATGCTCAATATCTGGTTTCTGTATCTGGATTTAAGAGAGTCAGAGCTAGAGTTTCTGCTTTTACATCTGGAACTGTAACTATTGCAGCTAGAGCTACTGCAGCTGATTTTTTAATTAATAATAACCCTGTTCCTTCCTCTCTTCATATTACTGCAACAGGTGTAGCTAATGCTGCTGCTACAGCTACACTTCCTGCTCCTGGGGCGGGAATGTTTCATTATATTACGCATATTAGTTGTATGCGAAATGCTACGGCTGCATTGGCTGGAACTGCTACATTACTTATTACTACATCAAATTTACCGGGAAATCCTGTATGGTCAACAGGTAATGCTATGGTAGCGGGCGGAACACAAGTAGATGTAAATTATACTCCTACTACACCATTAAAATCTTTGGTAGCTAATACAGCTACAACAGTTGTAATGCCAGCCGCTGGTGCGGCGGTATTAAATCGGGTTAATGTTAGTTATTACATAAGTCAGTAAGGAGAAAAACATGGCACGTATTCCGAAAAGATTAGTTGGGCCTGCTTTAATTGCGACGGGACCTACGACTGTTTATACGGTTCCAGCTTTAACTAAAACTATTATTAGACAAATTCATATTTCTAATCCATCTGCATCACCTGTTACATTTACTTTATCGATTGGTGCAGATGCGGCTGGAACTAGATTATGGTCAACGTATTCTATTCCTGCCGCAGCAGCGGGAGTGACAGATTCTGTGCGAGATATTTTTATGTATGAAATTATGGATGCAGCTGAAATTCTTACATTATCGGCTGGAACTAATAATATTTTAAATATTACTATTTCTGGTGATGAGATTGTTCTTGGTTAATTGTGTTAATAACAGGTCCATCTAAGCATTTAAGTTGGGAAGAATTACGTTGTAAGGATGGTTCTGCTTATCCAACGGAATGGAGATACAATCGCGCGATCATTCTTGCTGAATTATTTGAATTGATTAGAATGTTTTGTAATAACAAACCAATAATTATTCATTCAGCTTATAGAACTCCTGAATATAATAGATTAGTAGGAGGGGTTTCTAAAAGTCAGCATTTATATGGTCGCGCGCTTGATCTTGGTGTTCCAAAGGATATGACACTTAATCAATTTCATAAAATTATATTTAATATTCCCATGAATACTGCATTAAGAGGTATAGGTAAATATAATACATTTGTTCATATTGATATTCGTCCTACTGAGCATAGAGCTATTTGGGATTATAGTCAATGATATCTCTTGTAACTACTGAACATATAGAAAGGGCAAAAGAACTTCATGAAGCCCATTATAAAAATCAGTTTGATTTACCTAATTTCTTATCTGATTTTTTACTTGTATATAGTTCTATTAATAAAGATGAGCAACTTGTCAGTATTGCTGGAGTTAGACCAATACTAGAAATGATTGCCATAACTGATCCATCAAAGTCAGCCAGGGATAAATATCATGCAGTTTATGATATACTCCAAGCCTCTATGTTTACCGCGGCGGCTAATAAGTATGATCAATTGCATGCATTTATTCAAGATCCACATTGGAAGAAAGTTATGTTAAAACGTGGATTTAGTGAGTCAAAAGGACAAGCTCTGGTGATTGGAGTTTAGTATGGCAAAGGGTGATAAGAATAAACATCAAGCCCAAATTGATACACAGGGCAAGATATTTCAATCAGGAATGGATAAATTAACGCCTCAGTTAGCTAATACAACTGGGACGTTCATGAATAATTATAATACTGGTGTTGATAAGAATATGGGTTCTTACGACCAGATTATGAATAATTATCAAAACTATTATGATGATTATGGTAGGCGTAATGGTGGAGGTGGAGGTGGTGGGGGTGGATTTACTCCTACTAATTATGTAGCGCCAAAGATTGATTATACTGATCCATTTGAATCATATGGTGGTTATAAAGATTTTGCATCTACAGGTGGATTTGATGAGGCTGGTAAAGCTAATATAAGAGCGCGCGCTATCGCTCCAACTAGAGCTATTTATGAGCGTGGTAATCAGAATTTATCCCGTCAACGAGCTTTACAAGGTGGCTATTCCCCCGGTTATGCTTCTGCAATGAGTCGTAATAATAGACAAATGAATGAGGCAATATCTGACGCCAATATAGCTGCTGAATCAGATTTAGCTCGTATGATTCAATCTGGTCGTTTAGCTGGTTTAGGTGGAATGTCTGGTATTGAGGGTCAGCGATTAGGTGCGCAATTTCAGAAGAATATTTATAATGCTGATTCCGATAAGTGGGCTACTGAAGGTAATGCTGGTGAAAATAGATATGGTAGCGAATATGCATATCGAAACAGTAGGGATGCTGAGGGAGATAGATTAGGTGCTTTGCAAGGCATGACTAGTCTTTATGGAACTACTCCAGGTATGGCTAAATTATTTGGAGATCAAGTTCTACAAGGTCAGGGTCAACAAATGCAAGGACAGGAAATGCAGGGTAATTGGGGTAATCAACAGATTCAAAATCAGTATCAGAATAGTCAGATGCCATCTAATTTTGAGACTGCAATGAATCGTGTTGGAACTGGATTAAAATATGCTGGGCAAGTAGGTGCAGCTATTGGAACTGGTGGGGCTAGTTTATTAGCTCCTGGTGGTGGATTTTATGGACCGGGTGGAGCATTAAGTAAAATGACTCCTAAAGTAATTAGTGGATTAGGCCCAACTAATGCTAACTTTGGACAGTATGTTCCAGTAGGAGGATATCAATAATGTTTCCTCTTAATAATAAAATGAAAGGGCAATCACCTTTCATGACATCTACTCCTAGATCTGCATTTGTTCCTTCATTTAATAGAGATAATTCAGATGTAGGAATGGATTCAAATAGATCGCGCGATTTTAATAATACTCAATATGTTCCTAATGCTGATTATAAAGCTCCTGCTATTGGGCCATCTGAGAATGCTATGACTCCTTCAGGATCTACTCCTGGGGCATTTAATCCTATGGGTTATGGAACTCCTGGTATGGATTCAAATAGAGGAACTCCATATAGTGGAGCAGGTGGAGTTCCATCTGCACAATCTAATCCATATAGTGGTATGGGTGGAGTGCCTAATAGTTCAAAAGGTGGAGTTCCTAATGCTTCAGGATTAGGTGGATTAGGTCCTTCATTTACTGAAATGAAGCAATATATGAATTCTAATCTTCCTATTAAAAAGAATAATATTCAAACTAATGCAAGTCGTGTTAGTCAGGGATTAGGTGGTTTTAGAGATACAAGTAAGAATGATTTATCTTTTATGGGTCAGCCTATTAGTTTTGGTGGTGGGCAACAAATTCCCATTAATAGAAAGGTGCAATACTAATGCCTTTTAATAATGCTTTAAGATTTAAAAATTTGTTTTCCCCTGATGAAACTTTTAATCAGGCTGTTAGACCTACTCCAGTTATGCGCCCTATGCCTGATGAAACTATTAATACCGAAATGGAACAACCTAATCAGGAAAGAGGGGCTCTGTCACGTATTTATGATATGATGCAAAATGTTCCTCAACGTGGGGAAGTTAATACTAGAGGTAAGATTGGTTCCTTCTTAATGGCTTTAGGCGGTAGGAATCCTCAAGATATTGATAGAACTGTTCAATCTAATTATTATAATCAGATGGGTGATTTTAACGCGCAATTAGACCCATTACTAAAGGCTGGTAAGTTAGAATCTGATACAATTAATAATCAATCATTATCTGATTATCGTAATGCTCAAGCTACAGCAGCAGGAACGCGCGCTCAGACAGGAGCAGCTAATACACGTTCATTAATTACAGATAGAGAAGCTGATAATAAAAGAGCTGACCTTTCCCTTGAATTAAAACGTCATTTAGGTGATAGACCTGATACTATATTAAGGAAGTCACCGGGTATGAATGATCAATTAATTGATAAGAGAACAGGTAAAGTATTAGCTGAATATCCTGTTGGAACATTACGTGCTGATGAAGAAGAGGCTTTAAAGCAGGCTAATAGATTAGAAGTAATTGGTGCACAAGGAGCTGTTAATCAAGCTGTTAAGTCTACACCTTCAGGTAATGTAACTAATCAAACTCCGGCTGCGGAAAGGCGCGCGGTATTAAATCGATTAGATAGAATTAAATCCGCCTTTCCAGCTTTAGGTAATGTTATTACTATTGATGAACATGGTAGTATTAATATTTCACCTGAAGTAGATCCTGATACTCGTGATAAAATTATGTGGTTATTATATAGTGATAATGGACAAGCACCACCTCAATCATTAATGGGGCCAACAGGAGTTCCATCTCCGCCATCTAATAGTGTTACTATGACTGGTGGAAATAATCCTATTAATGCATCACCTATTGGTGGTTCTACTAGTAATAAAGTTAAAATGATACGTCCTGATGGAACTACTCGTATGGTATCTCCAGAGCACGTTCAAATTGCTATGCAACAGGGATTTAAACAGGTTCAGTAATGCCTCAAAGTCCTACTAGTTTATATCTCCGTATCTCATCGGATGACCCAAAGATTCCGAATGAGCCGGATTTTGATCCAAATGAATTTGCTGATTTCGATCCTAATGAATTTGCAATAGCTGTAGATCCTACTAGTAATAGACCACCTGTTAATCAACCTCCTGTAGAACAACCAGGAATGTTGAAATCATTATGGGATAAGTATAATGCCCCACTTACTACTATGCCAAGTGAAATGGGTAGAAGTGTAGCTAGTTCTATCGATCCTATTGATAATCGTGCTGATAGAGGATTTATTAGACCATTCCTTGCTGGTGCTTCTGAAGGATTAGGAGATGTAGTTAGTGGATTGACTAGTCCTTCTAATATACTTTCAACTCTTGCAGGATTTGGGGCAGCTAAAACTGGATTATCTTTATTAACTAAAGCTGCTAAAGGTTTATCTAGTCTTACTGGAGTTCATGGTGGGCAGGAAGTATTACGTCCAGATGCATCGTTATCAGAGCGCGCTTTTGGTGCGGCTGAATTAGCAGGTGGATTAGCTGGATTAACTCATAATTATACTAGACCTAAAGGTAAGCCTATTTCTACTGAAACTCTTCCTGAATCATTTGGTCCTGATGCATATGCAGGTCCTCAGAGAAGGTCTGAAACACGTATTCCTACTGAAGATGCTGTATTTCAGGAATATAGAGATAGACTTGCTAGAGGTGAAGATGTAAGAAGTCCGCAGAGTAAGAAATTACTTGAACAGAAATCAGGGCTTGATGCATCTCGTAAGGAAGCTAAGACTATAGTTCGCAATGGTATTACATATGAACAGACCGGCGTAAATCCTGATACGGGATTACCTACTTATAAACCTATTAAGACTTCTGGATTAGAAAGTCCAACTGAACGTCAAGCAGGTATTGATGCTATATTCGGAAATGCTAAGAATAGAACTACTAATGCATCTGGTGAAAGTATGGCATCTGTTGAAGCTATGAATCGTCAGGCTTCAATGAAAAAGTCAGGTAAGAGATATGTTGTATTTGATAGATCGGGAAGAAGTAGGGATTTAATTGGGCCTGAAGCAGTTGATTATAGGGCGCGTAAGGGTGAGACTTATGGAGTAATGGATAAAGATGGGCAGTTTACTCCATTAGATAGTCAGGGGGGATTAGTTAAATCTACTGGAAAGGGAAACTTACCCCCTGAACCACCATCACCCGATACATTTGATATATCGCCAGAACCTATGAAACCTGCTGGTGGAAATGAGCCTCCTATTCCACCTAAAAAGGAAATGGGTAAATATGCTAATTTACTTAATGCAACTAAGACCCTTAAATCATCAATGGATTTCTCCGCTCCATTAAGACAGGGATTACCATTAATTCATAAGAAGGCATGGTGGACTTCTTTAGATGATATGATTAAAGCATGGGGTTCGCAAGGGGCTTATGATAATATCATGAAGGAAATTATTGATGATCCTTCTGGATATTTTAGACCTAATGTTGATACTGTTAGTGGAAAGCCTCAACCATCATTTGCTGAAAAGATGGGATTAGATTTAACTGATATTGTCCATAAACGTGAAGAGGCAATGTTATCTAATATGCTTGATAAAGTTCCGGGTGTGAAAAGGAGTAATCGGGCATATACGGCATTCTTGAATAAATTAAGGGCTGATACATTTAGATCATTAATTGATAATGCTAAGAAAGCTGATCCTTCTTTAGGTAATAATGAAGTCATTGCCAGTAATTTAGCTAAGTTCGTAAATAATGCTACTGGTAGAGGTTCATTAGGTTCGATGGAAAAAGCGGCTGATATTATTAATGGCGCGCTATTTAGCCCGAGATTAATTGCAGGTAATGTTCAGCGATTAAATCCTGCGAATTATATCTTCTCAGCTAATAAGGGTGCTAGATTAGAATATCTAAAATCTATGATAGCTGTAACTACTGCATGGACCACTATGGCAGGATTAGCTAAATTAGGTGGGGCAGATGTATCATTAGATCCAACAAGTAGTGACTTTGGTAAGATTAGATTTGGTAATAGTAGAATGGATCCATCTGGTGGATTACAAACTTATTTAGTCGCGCTCGCTCGTATGACTCCAAAAGGTGTGGGGGAAGAATTAGGATTAAAGACAGGACAATTTACCGCGCCATTACGAGAAGGGCAATCACAGCCTAAGACTACTCAATATGGAACTGGTTATCCTCCTAAAACTAAATGGGATGTAGCATCTGATTTTGCATTTAATAAGGCTTCACCTCCTGCAAGATTCGCAGGTGAATTACTCAAGGCGAGTGGTTATAAACCATTTAATACTTCCGATCAAGTAGTTAGATTGTTTATGCCTATGATTGTTGAAGATATGATTGAATTATATAAGGATGATCCTGAATCATTATGGATGTTAGGACCTGATGCACTCGGAATGGGTGTTCAAACTTTCGATAAAGATAATAAGGATACGTTATTTGGTTATAAGGAACCTTATCCGATTAAGTAGATGCATGAGGGAAGGAATCGTCATGAAAAAAGGCGGTTTCTTCCTGATGCATTAATACACATAGACCCCACATAGCAGCGGCTAAATCATCATCTCTTTGCATAGCTGCATGAAATGAACCACGAACTAATTCCATATCTTTCGTTTGTGTTAAAGCAATACGAAAATGATTAGATGCAGATGTGATATGATTAATGATATGGTTAATTACATCACTAGTTGGTAATCCCTTCTCCCAATTTCCTTCTCCGTATTTTAGTGCTCCACCTGATGGGATATTGTTGATTATATCTCCTGTAAATCTTTGGGCTAGTCTGTCTAATGCGATTTTTGGAATTAAATCGTATCGTGGCATTTTCGATGATCTTTTCGCTCCTGTTGGAAATTGATGCATTTCTTCCTGTTGAAATTTTTCTCTTAATTCTTTTAATCTTTTGTCGCTGTCTTTTATCGTCCCTATATCTGGCGTCGTATCCGCTTCTTTTCCCTGCTCGCCATATTGCATACACAGCTCTTTCAATTCCTTCGTGAATTTGGATTCTATTGAAGCATCCCAAAAGAAATTGTCTGAATATCGCTTTAGTGGTATATCCACCTTCTTTTCCAAGTCTTTTTCGTTCATCTGGTGTGGTCTCCTTAAAATGTCTATAAGGGGGCATTAAATTGCCATCCCCAATTTAATTTGAAATCCTACGTTACTTAAATATTTCTCTTCTAATTTATTTTCATCAATTAAAGATTGGAGCGCGCGATCAAAATCACTTCTATGTCTGAATCTAACTTTTAAATGATTAGTTTGAATTACTTTTTGTTCTTTCATGAAATCCATTATTTCATCCTTGACTTGATTCATGACTGGACCTTTAAAATTAATTCAACAGTTTTAAACATTAAACCATTATTAGGACCGAGTGATATTTCTGCAACACCTAAATCGCCTAATCCACGTTTAAATAATTGAACTCTTTTATTTTTAAGAGACCAATCAAATACAGCTTGACAACAATATCCATAAGTTTCTGCATCTACTTCATAAGTTGAAGGCCATCTTTCTAAACCAAATGTTTCATTGAAAAGTTTATGTAATTCATGAGATTTCATAGTTTCATTAACCTTTCAATTACATCCTTACTTGTATGACCATCATAGGGGGGAGCTTGGGGTAATTCAACCAAATTAAATTTATTCCAATGTTCCATTTTATAATGAAATGATATTAATTGTGGGGGTTTAAATGCATCCAATTGGGGAATGGTCATTCCAACTATGAAATATCCTTCTATAAATGATCCATCTGAATGAAAAATACTTTTCCAACATTTAACTCTAGTGCCTAGGGGAGTAATATAAGAATCGTAAATACGAAATAGCGCGACAGTTAGGGCGAGTCGCATGTCATATAGTTCAGACATGGTGTGATATTCGTCACCTATATCTATTAAATCAGAGTCTAAAGAGCATTCAGCTCCATTATCTAAATAACCATAAAATTTGGTCATGATTTAGTTTTTAAATAAGCAGTCCATTGGCAATCATTACAAATAAATAATGATTCTAATCCTTGAAATATGGTATTAAAGGATTTATTACAAGTATTACACATTAAATTTCTTTTAGGTTTTTCTTTTCTTTTGCCCGTTATGGGGTCATATTCATTTATTGGATAGGCGCGCTCTTTGGATTCATTTGCCCACATTCCATCATAAAATGGTTGTTTAGTTGGTTCTGGTTGTGTAAAAGGATTCTTCCAAATGTTTTCATAAGGATTATAAGAATTATAAGGAGTTCTTTGATTTCTCATATTTCTTATAATTTCTTCAAAAGGATTAAATCCAGTTGAAGGATTTGGTGTTGACTTAAAATTAGTAGGATTATTATTAATAAATTTATAATCAGCTTCTGCAATCATTTTACATACACGCCTAGCTGCAGAATTAGCTTCATTATCATTTGGATTATTATTAGCTAGTTTTACTAGCTTTATTAAAAGTTCGAGATTCACTTATTCTTCCCCGCAAGATAATCCTTCATTAATTTAACTTGTTCAGCTGGCATATAAAATTCTAATTTATGACCCATAGGAGTAGTATCAAACATACCTGTAGAAACTAATCCATTCATAAGTTCATCAAATTCATCCGGCCCACCATAGTGCATCCAGAATTTCTTCATTAAGATATCGCGCGCTATTGGTTTACCATCTCTAAGTAAAAACTCATTAATAATTAAGCCCTTCAATGGAGCTGAATTACTAATACCTTTTTTACCCATCGTAGCGTGTCGAACATTTCCTACTAATTTTTCACAAATCTTGATAGCTAAGGACATATCTTCAATAGATATCTCAAGAGATAAATCTCGACTTAAACTTAATAACATAGCTACTTTTAATACAGAATCTCCAAAACGATTTAATGTTCCTGTTTCATCTTTAATCTCCATCGTATGAACTTCATTACGAAATTGTTGATACCAATCATCATAGAACTTACCCGCAGGAGTAAGTGCATTATTTTCATCGAACGTATCTTTGAACGGTCCACTAATCTTAGATAAGTCCTTAAGATATTCTGCCAATAATTTAAGATCAGGAGGATTAGATAACTTTCGCATGAGAGAATTAATAGTCTGGCTTTGACTCTCATGTATAATAAACGTGCGCGCAAGGAATCCTCCTTGAATATCTTTCTTACCGAAAAAATATTCTGCATGAGCTTCATTAATCCCACCAAACATTGTAACTGTTGGGTCCTTAAGATTAAAATTCTCCATCTTAAGTAGAGATTCCCATTCACCTACGTTATAATTACGGTCGTATAGATCTGTAAGAATAGTTAAGGCCGCATTATCTTCAACGAGAGATGATGATAATTCACTAGCACATATATATCCTGTAGACTTCATACTATGTGGATTACCTGATTGACCGGTTCCAAGTTTCTTTAATATCCCTTGTATCGAAGAACGACCACTAATAATTTTAGTATTATTAACAATCCTAACAAGATTCTTAGATAATGCAATGGGTGGACCTTTTTTAAGCCCCGAGTCGGCATGGAGAATACAGAATATATTAGGATATAAATTATAAGCCCCGCCTCTATTAAGCCATACATTATCTTTCACCACTGCGCTTATTGAACAGAGTCCACTCCACATCCAAAATGATGTAGGGGATTCCATTTCTTTGTGCTGGTCTACTAATTCCGTGAGCCAGGTCATTTCGGTTCATTAACTTGAATAGGTTCAATTACTGTAATCATAAAACACCTACAGTAACTACATTTTGGGCCTGGTAAGTCTGTATCTAATTCATTTAAACAATTAGGGCAGACTACATGTCTAATTTTACGATTATATTCAATTGGTGAATCGGTGTAGACTTCTTTCATTTTACTCTTATAATAAGTCCTTCAGGACTATAATCAATATACCAAATATTTAGAATTTCATCATGTGTATCTTTAATTTGAATAACTCTATTAACTAAAGTTCTTTTACTTAATTGATTTTGAATAGCTCCAATATCTATTTTTAGTTGTTCAAATTCATACATAATAATATCAAATTGTGCATTAGTTAATTTATTATCCATTTATTGACCTACGGTCTTATCCATAGCTATACGAATTTTTTCAAATATAGCGCGAGCCTCTGTTTCAGTTTTATAATAAAAACTATTATGACTTCCTTTATATGTTACTGTAATATACCAAGTTTTACCAGGATTTTGAACATAATGGCTTGAATTTTGTTGCCCCCAAGCAACATTTCTAATGCCTTGAATATTAATAATAACTTGTTCATCTGATACACATAAATTCATCATCCCACCTTCCTATACTTATTTAAATTCATAAAATTATCTCCTATCTCAACATCAGACGGGATTGATAATGAAGGGCGTGGTAACGAGCAATTACTAAAGTCAATCGGCCGTTCCATTTCAATTTTAGCAACTGGCACAAATTTGTCAACTTCGGATTCACGAACCATGTATAATAAAGCATCGTGACTTTCCATGACGAGACGGGCACCAGTATCCAATTTCTTAATCCGAACGGCTGCATTCTTTGTATTGTCAGATACTGCGCGCTGAGGTAAGTAGGATAAAGCTTGACGGATAAGTTCGTCTCCATGCCTCTCGAAAAAGGATCTCTTTCCGCCACTTTCCGCATCAACTCCATATGGAAGTGGAGCTGTAAGAGTGCGTGATCTATTGATGATTTCTGTGACTTCTTTAAAGTAGACATTTTGTATATTCGGACACATTTTGTGGAATGTTTTTAATGCCGCGTCCGCCATTTGTTCATCTATACGAATATCTATTTTATACTTACGAGCTGAAGTATTAACTTCATTCATAGCGCGCTTACCTCTTGCACCTCTTTCTCCAGCATGTCTAAGAGTTTTTCCAAGGAATCTTTCAGAACATTCATAGCCGAGTAACTTCTTACTGTATTGTTCTTCAGTTCCACCGAGAAACCACGAAGCTGTGAGAGCGTGTATATCGTTGGTGTCGTAGAGTGCAAGCATTCTATCATCGTTACTAAATCTTGAAGTAACGCGCGCTTCAGCTTGGGATGAATCAATATTAACAAGGACATATCCCTTGTCAGGTCTATAGCATCCCCTAACATCCTGTCCGATATCTCCATGTTTGGTGATTGTTTGATAGGCAATGCCCATTGACTTTTTAACCTTCTTACCTTGAGCATTACGCATTTCAATTGCTGGCCTAATTGGTGGATCTTGTTGACCATTACTTGTCCTTCCTGTTTCTAAACATGGGAAACAGGTAGTTTTCATTCTTCCGTCATAGTCTGGGAGGGCGTAGAGATAGGTGTCGATTGTTTTATTAACTCGCCTTCCTTCAAGAATAAGTTCAACACCTTTACGATATTCTGTATTTGTGAACGATTTGAGATTAAGAAGAGACGTAAGTTCTTCCTCTCCAGTTCCATTTCTGGCTGGTAATTTCCAGACGTTGAATAATAACACGCTAACTTGTTTAGGCGATCTAATGTTAATTGGAACTTCTGCCAATCGATATAACTCATAATTAATACGCTCGCGCCACGAAACATATTTCTTTAAAAGAAGATCGCGGTTTTCATAATCAATAACAAATCCAGTTGACTCAATCTCTGCATATATTTCAGGGAGAGTCATTAAGAAGTTGCGATAAAATTTCTGGAGATTTAATTCAATTAAGTCTTTGTCCATCTCTTCATTAACTTCAAATTGAACACATGAATCGCGCGCGCAACCAAGGAGTAAATCCTTAGGTTCCCCTTCATACATTCCTTCATCTTTATAAAAAGGTTCTTCTGTATAAATAGATGTGTTGAAAGCTAATCCCTTAGGAAATTCAGGATTAATACAAAAGGCTTTCATCATTAAATCATCATAATGATTTCTTACTGAAAATCCGAGTCGTTTAAGTTTATCACGATCATAATTAAAGTTCTGACCAATAATGCCAAAGTTATCAAGAATATACTGGATAAGTATCCAAATATTAACCATGTCACTATCAGGTGTATTGATAAGTGATCTATCATTATTCCAGAATGGAATCGATAAACCATGATGCCGATTAAATGCAAAACCAATACAGAAAGGAATACACTGACCATGAGCTTCGATATCTGCGGAGGTAATCTTTTTATCAGCATAACGATCAATAAATTGTCTTAATTGTTCACTATTCTTACATACTTCAAGAGTTCGATATGGTGGATTGTATTCTTTAAAAGTACTTTGTTTAAGAGCGCGCTTCATATCGGCTATGATAATATATTTATTCCAATAACCTTTAATTTCTGATGATTCATTAGAGCCAGTAAGATCGCGCGGATGATATGTTCCTACTACTTTAGTTGAATATGCAGGAAGAATGGAACCTCTGAAATTTTGAATTTTAGTCTTACCAGATATATAGGCAAGAGATGTTCCACCTAGAGTGAGAATACAGTTAGGTCCTACTGCTCGAATTTCTTCCCTAAGATTAGTAATTTGTGATTCTAAATCAACTCCAGAAGTTTCAGCTCGAATCTTGAATGGAATCTTTTTCTTACCAATGTTAGGTGTAATATATTTCTTACTAAGAGATGTAGTCCAACATGAATCTCTATTAATACCTGATTCTTTAAGAAGAGAATCTAACATTCTTCCTGTTGAGCCAGATAGTAATTTACCTGAATTAAGGTCATCATTAGATGGAGAGTCAGTGATAATCATTAAATTAGCACCAAGCGCGCCACCTCCATGAATTTCTTTATGTTGGGTCATTATAATGGAATAATTCTACGATTAACAATATCAACTAATGTTTCAAAATCAGGAGCTTTAATCATTGATGTAAAATGCAATCCATAGGCATGTTCTGGTTCATTTATAATTCTATAATTAGTCCCTTTTGCATCTATAAAATTTCTTTTTGAAATATTAATCGTTGTTATTTTATATTCTCGTCTCATCCATTCAAGAGTTGATTCAAAATTAGATGAAAGGACTGCAATCATTCAATCATCCCCTTCCACGATAAATATAACTTTAGGGAAATGTTCATTATTTCCTTCAACAGAACCAATTTCCCAGTCTGTATCACTATGATCACACCATAGTCTAACTTCGTAATGTGGTGGATGTTTATTTAATTCAATTATTAATTCTTTTATGGTCATTTTTACATTAATTCATAACCAATTTCATTATTTCCACGATTCATAGTGCTTCTTTTTTCTAAACGTGCTATATCTCTATCAATTAAAGCTTCTAATTCTTTTGTTGTAGCATCTGGATTCTTAATTCTATAATGTAAAAAATGTTTGAATAAAGCTAATTCTTTGAGAGTCATGGAGTCCTCGCATAAATCTTCTCTAATATTTCTTCCTGCCTTTGACTTAACTGTCTACCTGCTTTTAATTGAGAACTAAGACTATCTACAAAAGTAGTTTCCCAACTAGTTAGTTCATCAGATAATTCATTTTCAATTGTATCAATCCAATCTTGATAAATTCTTGGATTTTGTGGATACCAAATTTCGGGCATGATTATTTGGTCCTTAAAATAAGTTCTTGAATTTGTCTATTGTTATCAGAACTCCATTTAACTTCTACAAAAATATGTTGCCCTATTTCATTAGTGATTTTAAACCCTAATATTTCATTAATATTTTTAATAATTCTTATTTCTCCTTTTTTCATGGTCGAATCAAGAATTGTTATACCAAAAGGAGTTACCATCGTTATTCCTCAATTTTAATTGATTTAACAGTATCAATAACGGATTCAACAGCAATCTTAATTTCGCGCGCTCGGATATAATTACTATGTTTAATTGCATCTGCCGCGTCACTAATTATTGCTAACTGTTTCAATGTCAGTGCTTTCAGTTCCTTTGTCATTATTTATTACCTTAATCTTAATAGCTTTAATCCCATTTAATATTTGAGTAATAGGAATGAATTCAACTTCCATTCCTTTTTTTAAGTCTTTGAAATTTAATGTATCAGGAATAAGTCCTGACCAATGAAAATATATACGTGTAAAAGGAATTTCTGATGATATAATAAACCCAAAACCCTTAGTTTCTTCGAGAAATACAATTTTACCTTTTTTCATTTCTATCTCATGAATAATATTTATTATTTCATCTGTCTAACAGATGCAGTTACATGACGAGGTCTATTACTTTTACCATTTTTTGTTTTCTTTGGACCTGTTGGTTTTGCCTTATAATCAAGTCTACTTGTTTTTGATGGGGGTTTTAATACATATTCACCAGGTTCAAATGCAGCACCTCTATCAAATGCTGTAATTTCTCTACTAATACTTTCAGGAGTGATAAATCTTGCCCAAACCTTTCCAACTTTAATATATGTTCTAGTTAGAAATACTCTTGCTTCTGAACCAATTTCTCGTTTTAATGCTCTAGCTGCTGCACAATTACTTGCATCAGATTTCTTTGAACCAATAATATCACATTGTTTAATATGAATCATTAATGGATTAGCTGCATCCTTAACTGGTAATCCTTCTATTGTACGAGATTTATATTTATTATTAATATTTTCTTTACCGGTTAGCCAATGAATTGGTGTTAGAGCATTACGCTTAATCATATTAATTATTCCTATAAAGCGGAGGGCTGCTCGTATCTACTTGTTAGTAGTATTGAACAGCCCCCCTATGGCTAATTAGTTCTATGCTCTCTATGAAAGGATAAGTAGAGAGGTAGTTTCCTAATTAACCAATCTCTTCATCTGCATCCATTTCTTCTGTATCGTCCTCTTCACCTTCAGTTTCATCTACATCTTCAGTAGGTTCATCTTTACCTGTCTGATCAGCATCATCCTGAAGATGATACTTAACAATGAGATCGTCATATGTCATGTTATTCATTCCTCGCAATAGCTGCATTTACGTTCATTACAAATTGATCTAAATGAGTGAGCGCGACTGATTGTTCTCGACTATAAGGGGATAATTCAACAGTAAGATATGCTAGTTCCTTTGCTTTATCACGTAAAAGAACGTATCTTTCAGCCTGATCATTGATTGGAGGATGATATGTAAATCTCTTTTCTAAATCCTTCTTTGTTTCATCTCTAACATCATACTTTTTCATAGGATAATCCTGCCAAACAAAATCTCGATGGAACTCTCTGAATAAAGGATATTGTTCCATGAATTTATCTATTACTTCTTTATTAATAGCTCCCTTAGCAGAACCTAATTCATATTTAGATTTAAACATCTTTTTCGATAATATCTTGAATTCCTTCTAAATTTTCAGGAATTTCTTCCAATTGTCCCATAATATCTTGAGCTTGTTTATATAATAGTCTAGCATCACCTTGAAGTTCATCAATAGCGGAATGAATTTCAGCTAATTTCTCTTCTAATTCCTTCTTATTCATAATTTTGACCTAATATTCAAATCAATTAATATTCATTAAAAAGTGCCCCCGACTGGAATCGAACCAGTATGCTTTTCAGCGAGAGATTTTAAGTCTCTTGTGTCTGCCAATTTCACCACAGGGGCCTAACTATTAAGGGATACAAAGCATTAAATCTTCATTTTGAGAAGATCCACTACTAGGATTAAAACATGCTTCAGAAGCAAGTCCTAATGCAAGAAGCCAAGTAATTGTTACCGCGCCCATGAATAACAATGCAGCTTCAACCCAACCCATTACATACGTAACTCCGCCCCAAACTACATAAGCCATGTTACATCTCCTTTTAAATAAATTGGCCCAACATATAAGCCTTTGACCGTTTCAGTTAAATCCTTATTTCGGCTGGCGATATTGATGAAGGATATTGTATCGTATATACGGCCTGAATCAGGCATTACATCATCGCAATATGTCTGGGCCAATCTTTAATTAATCAACTAGTCACGACACTTTCGATAGTTATGCTGAACTTTATTCTGCATCTTGTTGTTATACGTATCATTCAATACCTGAACTTCAACATCATGTCCAGCGAGCGCGTTCGTATCGAATCTACTTTGTGCAGTAACAGTCTCACCCAATGCTTCAAACAAACCCTTCATGAATCCAATAGCCTTACTATTGAAATTCCATGTAAGGGGAACTCCTGCGAATTCTTCACTTCCATTATCTGCATTCTTGATAATGGTTGCCTCAGCAATATAATTGATCGACTTACCATCCTTAGATGCTTCTCCATTCGAGACATCATCAATATGAACCTTATACATACCGGGTTCTACAATCTTATCACGAAGGAGGTCTTTTTCAGTAAATTGAATAATAGCCATGATGATTTTAATCCTTTTGATTATGGGGTTACTGTTAATGACTTTGGTGTAGGTTTACTTTCACTCTTCCAACGATTCTTCTCAATTGCTGGTTTGATGTATTTAGTATACAAAGGATCTCCATTAAATACAATTTTTCTATCTAGCGGTAAAGACGTGCGCGCGAAATCATCACTGGTATGGCTTGTTAGACATGTGTAGTCTCCCTCCTTACTAACGTCTACTGCTTTCTCGACGTTAAAATGATAAATTTCAGAACAATATGATGGAATCTTAGCTGAGATTACTTTTCCACCTGTGACAATAATTCTGCTATGATGGGTAGATGCTGTATCACTATCTAGCTTTCTTTCACCAATTACATGTGCAATAAGAACTATATTAACTCCAAAATATTCTTTAATATCTTGAAGTATTGCAATTTCATCAAGAAATCCGGCAGCTTCTGCTTTATAATCACCCATTGTATTAACAGCAATGCCACCTATATTCATCCCTGATTCATCACCTGCTTTATTAGATTTACCAGTTTTGGATAGAAGTGTCTGTCTATTAATAACATCTCCATTAGATGTAATAGAATCGAGAATAACTGTTTTAGCTTTACAATTAGTTCTCATTCTTTCTAACTTCTGTTTAATATTATTAAAGTCAGTATAATTATCATAATCAATATCAGCTGGATTAATACCCCAATTTCTACATGGAATAATAAGGGAATCCATCTTCTTATCTATAGAGAACCAATATTGAGGTGTCGGGAAAGATAGCGCGGCAGTAGATTTTCGCGTGCCTATCTCTCCTTTCATCATATAAAACATTGCATCTTGATTTACTTGACCTAAGTTGGGCATTTATTCTCCTGAAATACTTGTGATAATACCACAATGACTTGGCGCATTTACATACATATTAAAACAAAAAGTAATATACATTATAAATTCATCATCTTGTAATAATGATGTTTTTTCTAATGTAGTATTAATTAAATTTTCAATATCTACTTGCGCTCCTATTACTGTCGCAAATAGATTTTTGAGAAAAGCGCGTCTATTCATTTGAAGGATCCCACTTAGGCCCGACCATAAATAATTCCTTCAATTTACCTTCTCTTAATGATCTATCCACACGACATACTTCATAAAAATCGCAGAATCCATATCGATTTTCACAATGAGTATTATTAGGATCCCATCTATCTAAATCGATTGAATGAAGAAATTTATATACATAAGTAGGAAGAGTTTCATTCTTCCATTCTGCTAATCTATCATATGTATATGACATTGTCTCACGAACAAATTTCTCAGCCGGCTTAAGACTTTTTTGCCAACCTATCTTATTAACAATTACATTATTAGTTCCCATAATCAAACATTGACCCATAAATTGATTATTAATATCGCCCATCTTCCTATCAATTTTACGAGTCTTATGGTCCATTGATGTAGGTTTCATGTTAGAATTAGTAACAATTACATCAATCTTAGCCTTCCAAAGTATACGAATTTCATCATCTTCATATAATACTTTACCCTTAACTGATTCACTTTCAAGGGGAATATAAGGGTCTGACATGGTATGCTGAAAATATTCTTCCATTGTCTTGACGATCCAATTATATCCAACTTCATATTTGTCGGATTCCATTGGAACATTTTTACAGCCAAGATATGGGTCTGATTTCTTATGTTTCTGACAAATAGATTTCTTACAGTCGAGACAGCCAAAATAGTATTCCTCACCTGCTGTCATGCCTGCTGCTATAGAGAGGGAACGGCTGAATCCATTGATTAAATTAGTATAGAATATTTCAAGTATTGCATGTGCGATTGAACCTGCTTCAAGAGAATTACCTTTTCCATCTATATCAATCAATTGCATGTTATAAACGAAATTAAATAAACGCGCGCACGCCATGTATGAAGTAAACATGGATGCGTCGAGGATTATATTCTTCTTTTTAATAATTACTTCTATTTCTGGTTGATTGATTAGTGATACTAATTTAGTTGGATAAGGTTCGTGATTAATTATAGGTTCAACTGATGGCAAAGTTTTCCCATGTGAATTTTCCTTTAATCGTTGGAGCGCGAGTAGTTCAGAGAGGCCCATTTTATTTACTTTCTAAAACAGCAACTATTTTATCATAATTATCTGTATTATCTAAAATTTCCATTGGATAATCCAATCCTCCTATATAAAGATATCTAATACTTTCTTTCATATCATTAAGAAAAGGACCCGTCATCATTAGAATTAATGATTCATCTAGATAAAGAGTTAATCTTTTTTCTGGCGTTCTATATGAATAGGAATCAAGGACAATCATTTACAATTCTCCTCCATGAATTTTACTATTTCCTTTAAATCTTCTATTTTAAGGTATATATTATTTTCGTCCTGAAAGAATTCATATATACCAGTAGTAACATCTGGAAGAATTATTGCAAATATTCCATCTTCGTCTGAAACTGAAAAGGCTTTAGGTATGGCATGATAGTTATCAAATTTAATCATGACGCCTTCTTTTTATTCTTATTATTATGCCCTTTAACAATTGCTTCAATTAATTCTTTCATTACATCACTTTGATTCCATGTAACTCCTTCTCCTTGATTCATGGATACATGGAACTCACTTCGTTTCTTTTCAATAATTCCACCTAAAAGGTCATCTACAGTTCCACTAGCTGTCATGAATATTACATTAATGATTCCTGCTAATTGTCCAATACGTCTAAATCTACCGGGCGCGGCTTGATCCTCATTAGCAGGATTCCATTGTCTTTCATGAATGATAGCATCACTACATGTTTGTAGATTTAATCCTTCACCAGCGGCAAGTGTAGAAGCTACCATGAAAGCGCGTGATGAATTATTAAATCTTTCTTGTGTCTCGAATCGTTCCATACTAGATTGTTCTCCAGTTAATCGAAGAACAGGTATAGAAGGAAACTTTTCCTTTAACTTATCATATAGAATTTGAGCAACATCTTTATGATGAACAAATATAACTAACTTTCTATCTGTTTCTTCATAGAATGTTTCGCACCATTCAACAGTTACAGGAATTTTAGCTAATCCTGTAATGTGTCTCATTCTACTTAATTTGGCAATGATAGGTCCATCTTCATTATCATAACTATCTTCATCGCCACCAATTACTTTATCATTATACCATTTAACAAATGTAGATACTTCTTCATCATATGCCTGTTGAGTGACATTATCCATATCACAATAGAACATAGTTCTATTTACATCAGGCATTTCTTTCATTACTTCTGATATTTCTCTACGTATGACTAAATCTTTTGTATATTCCTTAAATCGTTCGATATCTCTTATTCCGCCTTCTTTATATTTATCTGTTCCAGTTTGTTGATAATAGTTAACCCATCTTTGACTGAATTGTGCGAACGAAGAGAATTTCTGTGGAGCCATCATATTCAAGATAGAGAAATATTCACTACCTCGATTTTTCCAAGGCGTTCCAGAGAGTGCGATAACATTCTTATCTTTAACTAATCTTCTTACTTGTTGCGTTCTTGTTGAATCTACGTTCTTAACTTGTTGGCATTCATCTAATACTACTGTTTTGATATTAGCGAGTTTATTAATATCAAAACCTTGAGTAATTATCTTATCACCACGTTTCCTATTTTTAGGAACCATTATATCGTAGGATATGATGTATGCCTTAAACATAGGAAGGATATGATCATTAGATGATGTTATAACTTGAGGAATAATATTCAGCCACTTCAATGCTTCCTTAAAGAACTGAAACTTAAGAGATGACTTAACTACGAATAATACAGGTAAGGATTCAGCATGAAAGAATAAATAACCTAACATCTGAATAGTCTTACCTAGTCCCATCTCATCGCAGATTAGGACACCTTTATTAACGGAAAGACTTGTTTCGATAAATTTCATTCCTTCAATCTGGAAAGGGAATGGCTTAAATTCGAAACATTTATTACATTTATTCTTTTCCCAAACATGCTTACAGGCTTTAACCCGTGGTTCATGATTGTTAGATATAAATGTTTCATAAGGAGTTCCCTTATGAATTTGTTTAATTAAAAGGTGCCCACATTTAAGAAATATCATCTTCTTATCTGGGCTGTCGGAAGATGTATGGATTAATGACGATCTTACTTCAATTGCATCTTTTCCACAATGAGGACATTTATCACGAAGCTGAGTAATTTCATACTTAGGTTTACGTATAATCTCTTCATCATACGTAATCTTAACATCAGCTCCACTTCTAATTGCATCGATAATTTCAGGCGTAAGAGCTAAATGACTACATGGTGCGACTGAATCACAACCTACTTCGCGCGCCTTTTTAGCCCATACTTCATTATGACTCTGCCCGGGACATAGCGCGTGTGCTATTTCATGTAGGATTGTATTTCTTATTTCAGGTTCGGGATGAATGTCTAGATGATGAGCATTAAGAATGATACACTTATCTTTATAACTACATAGACCTAGATAATGTGCATTATTAGCAGTAGATAATCGAACATGCCAATCTTTTAGGTTATATTCAATTAATTTCTCATGAGCGAAACGTGTTGCGGCTTCTCTGTTCATGTGATTATTTACTTAAATAATGCATAAAATAAGAATGATGCCTCTTGTAAATGTTCCCCCATTGAATGAAGGATTGATTTAATCAAGTCATGTGTTTGTTTATTCGCGTCAAGGTGAGCTAATCTTGATTGAACCATTAGAAATTCTTCATAATCTATATTATATTTCTTACATAATTCCCTTCTTGTTAAAACTGAATCGCTTAATCCTATTTGCTTTGGGTTTTTAATTCCTAAAAGAATTAATGCTTGATTTAAGTTAGCTCGAGCTGGACTACTATCTGGTAAATATGTCATTGCGTAATAAATTTCTCTAGCAACTTGTTCAATATCATCTACTATTTTATATAATTCTACCTTCAAAACACCAACTCCTCTCTTCCAATATCTCCATCATTAATAATATAATAGCTTAATGTTAGTATAGCCGGTTGCTTACTTCCATCACTATTGAATCTGCCTACATGCATTCTTACATTAGGACCGCGCCCATTGATACGGACCCATCTACCTAACTTAATGTAATCGCGCGCTTCTTTCAAGGCTTCCCTTACCATTAATACAGTATAATCAGTTTCAGTCATTATCATGGATTTCATATAATCTTTCTAATTAATCAAGGAACAGTTGATATCATTTCTTTATATCGAATTATAGCCTTTAATGGAGTTAATTTGTATACATTACACAAATTCTTAATAATCTCTGCTGGTATTCCATGCTGAGTAGATAATTCTTTCACTTCAGCCATGTTTACCTTACCGACTCCATCCCCTTTAGGCTTAGCAACCTTAACTTTATTAGGCTTATAATCAATATCTCTAACTCTGTATTTCTCCTGTTCTTCCTTGGTTAATGATGCGACTAGATTATTCAGATACGTCTGGTCTGCCTTAATATTGTGAGTAATTTCTAATCGCTTTTCTTCTACTTCAATTAAGACAGCCTTGAACTTATCATATCTCTCTTTAACGGCCATATAGAGAGTATAATCTTTTCTTGCGATAGTTTCATCAGAATCAATAATCTTCTTTAATTCCGATATACTAATTGTCTCAGCATTGAAATAGTCAGCGCGCGTTACTACTGAACTATCTATATCTCTACTTAGCTGTAGATTCTTCTCAGTAATAGCGCGATGTTCTGTTAATCTTTTTTCTTGATTAGCTGGCGATTGATGTTCAATTTCTTTACTATAACAGGTAGGACATAAAAGGATTACATTAGCGTATAACTCACATGGACCGATGTAAGGGCATGCTTCACATGTAGCGAGTGATGTATGGTCTAATTCAGACCGTCTACATCTTACGCATACATCAGGCACACCGCCTTGTATGAATGGGTGATTCATTTGTTTATTACTCTAATCCAACCTAATTCTTTAGTTAAGGGATGTTGGACTAATTGTGCGCCACATTTACATGTTCCAAAAGTTTCTTGCTTGCAATAAGGACATTTTTCTGATTGGTCTAAATGAATATTCATTATTTCCCCCTTTCCTCAAATAACTTACTAATCTTATCGATATCAGATTCATCTAATTCAATAAAATTAGGGTCACAATTCTTACATAAAGGCTTATCCATCTTCATGGTTCGCGCGTCCATGATAGTAGACTCTTCACATTCCGAGCCCCAACATAAAGTTAGTTTACCCGGAATTAATTCCTTCATGTGAGGCGGCATATAATGGCTACAGTTAGAGAGCGCGCACGCCCATACACTAGTGGAACCATTAATAACCGTCTTATAGTATTTATGAGTGTGCTTTTTAGCCATCGGAGTCTAATTCTAATTGTTCTTCAGGGGATTCTGCAATATTCTGATATGAACCGTAATCTAATGATTCAGATTTACACTGTGAGCATTTCTTAAATAGATATGAATCTTTAATTTTATCACCAGCCAAAGGACCTGAATCACTAAATAACTGGAATAAACATTCTTGACATGTTCGGAGAAATACTTGCTTCATAATTATTCATACCTCTATGGAATCTACTGTATGTTTATCTGAACTAAAATAATTCAGTCAGATTGGTTATAACCCTACAGTTAGGATGTAGCTAAACACTACTTTTTGCCACAGATTCCATACAAGCATGAATAATTAATTAGTGTCACCCGGAGAGGACACACCCTCTCTCTCTCCTCTCTGAGTATACCACAAGTCCCCCCGCCTTGTCAAGTCAAGTCCGCCGGACCATGTAACTTATACATACATGTAGGATTAATTAATTATCTTATTAAAAAAAAAAAAAAAAAAAAAAAAAAAAACCAATTTTTCGGCCGAGAGGGGACCAAAAAAGGCCTGAGGCTTTGGATTTACAAATAAAACGGGGGAAACTAGGTTATTTTTTATTCCACTCAA